TTGAGTGTGATAACCTTTTATTTTAAATGTTAAAATTATAATTAAATATAATAAAATTAAACCTATAATCCTAATTACTTAGGGGAGCTTTTATTGTAGGGTGTGATTTATAGTCTACTAATCGAATATCATCTCCAATTGAAGAAAAGATACCATCTTGAATTTGTATAGAGGGTAATGGAAATGAATCTCTACTAATTTGCTCTTTAGCTTGTTCAATATGATTGGAGTATAAATGAACATCTCCTAAATTACCAATTAGTTCATCAGGTACCATATTAACTTCATCTGCCAACATTGATAAAAGTAAACCATAGGAAGCTATGTTAAATGGTAGGCCTAAAAAGGTATCTACTGAACGTTGATTCCACATTAATGAAATTTTTCTGGTTTTAAATCTAGATTGGATTTTACTCATATATTCATGAAATAATTCTCCATTTGAATTAGGACTAATTCCCTCCTTACCATCAAAGTTAGACCCATCTTCCCATAGCCCATCCTTCTTAGCTTGGTCTATTACTTCTATTGGAGATAATTCTCTTGTATAAACTTGAAATCCGTAATGGAAAGGTGGTAGTACCATTTGATCTAATTCACCTACATTCCAAGCCGATACCATTAACCTTCTACTATCTGGGTTTGTTTTGAGTTCACTGATAAGGTTTTGGATTTGGTCTACATTCCTATTATGGTGGGTAGGTTGACCTTGAGTAACATAGTGATTTTTTTTATTTTGATAGGTCCAATTTCTCCACTGCTTTCCATAAATTGGTCCTAACTCTCCCCATTCTTTAGCAAACTCATCATCGGTTTTGATTTTGTTAATGAATTCTTCCTGTGTAGGTAATATAGAACCTTCATATATTTTTTCGGCCTCACTTTGTGAATCATACCATTTACAATAATTCCCATAAGCATCACCGTTCCAAATATGACAATTGTTATACACTAAATATTTAATATTAGTATCACCTTTTAAAAACCAAAGTAATTCGGTTACCATAGTTTTAAATGCCATTTTTTTTGTAGTTAATAATGGAAAGCCCTCTGACATTTTATGTCTAATTTGTCTGCCGAATACTGATAGTGTACCAGTTCCGGTTCTATCGTTCTTTGTTACTCCATTATCGAGGAGATCTTGAAGTAAATTTTGATAATCTTTATCGAGGTTGTTCATTTATATATTTTTCAAGTTTATCTAATAATACTAAAACATCATCGGGCTCCATTGTTATAGCACAACATATATGAATGTTGTCCTTTATTTCTTGTACAAGAGATAATGCGTCTTCTTTTATCATTACTTTACTTTATAATTTTGAAGGTAAGAAAATACTTCTGTAAGCCAAAATTCTACATTAGGAATCCCACGACCTAGTAAATCCTTTTCATACATTTGTAAGAATTTAGTTTTATTGAAGTTATATGTTTCTGATTCTATTAGGGTATCTAATTCTTGTTGGTCAGCCTCCATTAGTTCAATATCCTCTAAATTCATCAACTTATAGTTTATTTCAAGTTGATTTTTAAATAAATGAATGTTTCCATATAACCCATGTTCCTCTATATTATTGGTTGCTTTTTGGTATGCTTCCTTTAATGTAAATTTTTTGTTTTCAGATAATTCGGGAAATAACTTGAATAATTTTTTATCACCTAAACCCTTAACACCCGGAATATTATCCGATTTATCACCCATTAAACATTTCATTGTAATAAAGTTTTTAGGATATAAACCATAATGTTCAAATACGTCTTGCTGTTTGTAGAATTTCTTTTTAATAGGAGAATACACTGTAACTCTATCGTTTACTAATTGTAGGAAATCTTGGTCAGCTGAATATATTACAACATCATTCTTTAATTTTTGGGCAAGGTAGGCTATAGTATCGTCTGCTTCTATTTTATCTATAATAGATAAGTTAATAGGTAATACTTTTAGATAATCAATTAAACGCATCATCTGCTCGCCAATTGATGCCGATTCCTCCTCCAGCGAACTAAATGAGTTCCACCTTGTAACACGCTTTATTTTGCGGGTTCCCTTATAATCAGCGTATATGTTTCTGCGATTTGTAATGTTTCCCTGTCCATCAAATACAAGTATAACTCGTGTAGGTTGAATTAATTTTATGGCATATCCTAAAGATTTCATAAAACCAACTAACCCACCAACATGATTTCCTTGTGTGTTAACGTTTGGGATAACCGCAAAAGAACGTAAAAATGTATTCATTGAATCAATTAAGAGCACCCTACTATTTAAGTGTAGGGGCTCCAGCGTTGATTCTTCTTTATTTAAATTGTTTAGAATATCTTGATATGCTTTATTCATTAGTTGATACTATATTGCTAAAATCTTCATCTTCACTTCCTTCAGTAACTACTTCAAAGGGTCCACTTCCTAAAACATCACACCATTCATCTTGGTGAGCTTTTTTATAGTTATCCATATCTTTTTTAGTTTCAGAAATAAACCCGTGTGGAGTTACTACAATTTTACCTGTAGAGGTAACACCATTAATGTGGTTTTTTTCAACGGAAACTTTTACCTTCTTAGCCCACTCTACTTTCTTACCATCTTTAACAGCATTTACTTTTAGTGTACCAGAATTTGATATGTTACCAAATGTTACAATTATACTAGCATCAAAGAACATAGTGTTTCCACCTTTGTTTTTCATTGTAGGTGGTTGCATAGGTCCAATAGGTTTTTCAACCCAAATTTTATTAATAGCAACTAACGAGTTAGTATAAGGACGGGATTCTTTACGAGATAATAATATTTCTTGGTTAACATAATTACCAAATTGGGTTGACATTGCTCCAGCGTTCCATTCGTTGTTGTTTTTTTCTTTTTCAACGGACATCTGACATGGGACAGATCCTATAGAATCCCAAAGGAATACCATATCCATAGGTAGGTTACCTCTCTTTTGCTCATTCATTAGGTCTATCATAAATCCGGCAACAGCCTCTACAGTACCTAATACTTCTCTATCCGCGAATAAAAAATCACCATCTATAATTTTGTTACCTTCATCATCTACTCCTTCTTCAAACTTAAGACCCATCATTTTAGCATGATCCCAAGACCATTTCATTTCCGTAACGATAAAAACAGGTAATATTCCCATCTTTTGTGCGTTAACCGCAGCCTCTAGTAGAGCTGTTGTTTTTCCAGTATCGGAGTGGCCTCTAAGTAATGTAATATGACCATGAGGTATTCCAGGTAAGGAAACCATCTCTTGCCATGCGGGTGATAAGGGTATCCATTCTTGTGCTTTAAACGAGCTGTTAGAAGCACTTAATCCCTTTGAGTTTTTAAACCTATCAAGGGAGAATGTACCTTTAACAGACTTAGAGATATCACCTCCAAGGCTTGTTGTTTTCTTTGCCATAAATTGGTTTTAGTTATTTAAATAAATCCTCGAATTCGTTTTCGTTAAATGCTTCTTTTGTTTTAACATTTAAGCCAAAGTTTTTACTATCCTTTTTTTCTTTTACCTGTACATCTTCAGCTAATGGAGAACCATCTAATAGATGTGTTTTTGGGACAATAGTATCTAAAGGTGTACCGGATTGGGTGGGCTCTTCACTTTCTTCGGGGTTTAGGAAACTAGATAAAGCCTCTTTCATTTCATCGTAAGAATACTTTTTAAAGTATTTAAACAATTCAGGTTGTTCTTTAGTCCAGGTGTCTGCTTTAGTAGCATCTGGGGATAGGGGAGTTTGTTTTGGTTTAATACGGACTGCGGTTTCATTATAAGGGTTACCTTTAGTTACCTCTATAGTCATATCAAATCCGTTTTCGATATCTGTGTAGTCTCCTATATCTTCATCATTTGCTAATGATAATAATTCTTGATAGATTTGCTTACCAAATTCCCAATAACGGGCACCTTTTTCTTCTTCACCCCTAACTATAACGGGGGCAAATGTTCTCATCTTAGGTTCTAATTTCTTAGCTAACCTCCAGTTTTCGGGTTCAGATGTTTTACGTAATTCTTTTGCAAATTCTACGATTGGGTCTTTTTCACCGAAGTTAATTGGTGAAATCATTGTTTTACCTCCAATACCATAATGGAAATACACTTCTTGGAATGGGTTATCCCTGTTCACTGCTGAAGGGACAAATCTAACTTGATGTTTACCTAATTGGGCTTTCCAAAAATAAAGGGAGCGGTCTGTTTTTTGGCCTGAACCTTGGCCTTGTGGTGTTTGAAGTTGTTCTAACTTGCTTGAGATAACACTTAAATCCATAACTAATTGTTTGTTTTAATTTATAACGATTCAATATAATAAGGCTCCTCCGTGAAGCCAAATATTTTATTAGAAATTTAAAATTTCGTGGATTTTAGTATCCAGTCGTTTTAGTTCTCCACTAGTAGTTAGTAAGATACAATTTCTATATTCTTGCCAACTGACTCTATAGCTTGGGTCAGCTTTCCCACCATTTAATTCTCGAATTAAATCATTTAAAGCATTTATTGTATAAAGGGTATTGGATTCTTTTTTTCTATGCAAAAGTATAGTATTATCTAATATAGTATTAGACATATTAAATGAATCTACATTATATGTGCACACGTATTCGTTTGTTGACTCAATATAAAGCACAAATATCTTATTAAATAAGATTTGATATTGTGATTTTATAGTCTCTATGGTAGTGTCTAGCTGGTCCTTAGTGGTAAACGTGCAAAATAGTTTATTCATATCGTAGTCTAGTGAGAAATTTTCACTGTCTATAAATATGTAGTGGTTTTGTGTAACTGTTGTGGGTGTAGTCATTTTTAAATTTTGTTGAGAGAATCGTAATTGAGTCCATATTCGACTTTAACCACGTAACCGTCCTGTTCTAATAATTGTTTAATTGTTTTTAATGTTCCGTTCCCGTCCTCTCTAGAATAATCTATCAAGAACGAATCATATGTGTATAATATAACACTACTTTTTTTGTTATCCAAATATTCTATAACTCGTTTTACAGACACTACATTATTATAGGTTTCCGCTGATTGGATGATGTAGTTTAGTATTTTGTTTGGGGTTGGGTTTATGATTTGGTCAAATAATAATATTTTACCTCCAACTAATTCAAGTTGTTTTGTTTCGTTAAAATTTTTCCAAAGAATATTTACATATTCTGTCATTTGTTTAAAGAATGGTATGTTTTTGTATTGGTCAAACACACCCCCATATAATTGCTTAAATGTAAGTTCTTTAGATTGGCTATATTCGGCGTCTGTCAGCGTGTCCTTTTGGAAGTACATACGGCCCAGTTGGGTGTGTACCGATCCATTATCTAGTTGATAGTTAATGAGTTTCGCCAAAATACGTACGTGGTATGCATCGTAATCGAATTCAAAGAATAAATCATTTTTGGGGATAAAGGCTGCTCGTGAGCCATCGTTTTTGTTTAGTGCGGCAAAGTTAACTCCATTAAAAGAGTTTGTAGGACGAGTTGTTAAATTATACAAGTTATATTTTGTATAGACAGTATCGTCCTTTATAAACCAATTTTTTTCGTGGTATTTAAAGTGTTTATCAAATAGGATAGGATCTATCTTTATTCCTTCTTGCTCGATTGATTTGAAGACTTCAGGGTATGTTTCGTTATAAAATCCATTTGGGCTTGTCTCAAGTTGGGCCTTAACCTCTTCGAAGATCTTTTCCTGTTCTTCATAATGCTTTGATATAGGAACCAGTGAATTAGTAAACGGTTTATTAGGATATAACCTATAATACCAATCACGAATCCCAGTAGTATATGCTCTATTGTTGTCATATTGTATGTCAATTAATTTGTTACTATTAAGATAATATAGGCATTCTTTCTTATTCAGTGTATAAATATTTTTATACTTGGAATCTATCCACTCTAAAACATCTTTTAATTTAAGGCTAAACCCTTCACTATGGTTTATAGGAAATATGTATCCTTTACTATTTAAAGTTCTAAAATATATAAGGCAAGGGGAAGATAATGATGAATGATATTCGTCGTTCATAGGAATGATGCTAATGTAGCATTCGTCTCCTAAACAGTGTAGATTCGTAAGTTGTTGGGGTGTCTCAACAATATAAAACATAACCTTTTCTTATTTGGGTAAATATACGAACTATTCTATGATGAACCTAATTTACCTAATGCTATTCTTACTAATGTATTAATTTGGTTTTGAACTAACACATTTCCTGCTAAAATAATTACGTTTGTAGTTTGTTCGTGAGTACCACCATCCATAATAGTACCATCGGCCATTATATGGTAATAACCTATAAAGTCACTATTATTTTGTCTTACTGTAAAATCTCCACCACCCGTATACTGTCCAGAAATAATTTCAAGATCTGTTTTAACTGAGTATTGGATGAGGTCGTTAAGATATGATTTTATACCTCTCATTTGTTGGTTAGCAGAGGCTCTTAGCCTTTCGTTTGTATTTACAATACCAGCTGTTAGCACACCATTCTTATTTTTTGAATCATTTAGGGGCCCTGTTATTTTCCAGAACATACTAATTACGTCCCATAAGGCATAATTATATTCTCGGCCTTGTCTAGATATATCGTCAAATGTAGGTTTAGATATTTCTCTAATTTCTGGTGGGGTTTGGTTTTTACGTCTAGAAAAGTAACGTGTTATAGTACCCCTTTTATAATCATCTCCCGTAGGTTGGACTACAAAGTAATCAGGGTCTTTACCATATTCGTACAGTTCTTGATTTGTTCTATTTAATTGGGAATAATCAAGATTATTTCTTATAGGCAATACTTGGTTGGTTTGAACAATGCTACTCCGTGATACATCCAAGGGGTTTCTATTAGGATCTGTTGGGTCTATACCGCTATATACTGATCCATCATACATTTGATGATAGGGACCAGAATATGGTTGACCATTTGTAGAATTTACATACTCATTTCCAGAAGTATATAAATTGATATTTACCATTTTTTTAGGGTAGTAACTCATTATCCTTGTAAATATTTAATTTCTGCTGCTCTACGTGATGGAACCTGGCTAGCACCATCTCCAGCTCTTCTTTGTAATTCAGCTATTAGACCATCTTTTCCTCCATTAATATACGATCTAATTATATCGTACCAAAGTGATCCGTAATTGTAAGCACAATCTACAAATACAACTTTAACTTTAAGTGGTAATTGGGTGTAATCTACTCCTAATTCTTTACAACGAGCTTGAACTTTAGGTTTAAAATCTTGGATTATTCTTCTTTGTAAATCTAGGTTAGCTTCTGCTTCATTTACAATACTATTGGATTTTACTTTTTCAATGCTACCGTTTGTTCTAGTAATTGTATCACTACCATATCCTATTCTTAAACTTCCTCTATCATTATATGAACTTGTTTCAAAACCTTCAAGTTTTTTAATAAAGTTTGAAATAACAGGAACATCGTTATTTGAAAATATTTGTTGAGGTAAAGCTACTGTACCTGGTAGATCAGGATTAACTTTTCCAGTGAGGGGGTTTATGTTACTTAAAGGTTGTTGAGATATATCTAAAGGTGTACCTGTAGCTGATTGTTGAGGAGAAGGAGTAGTTTCAAATGCTGTTGTATTTACTACTCCCGGATAAGAATTAGATATTAATTCTTCTTGTTCTGGGTTTATTCGTCTAGTGGGTAAAACTTCAGGAGTTTCACTAATAATTCTATTATCTGCTATTGGAGTTTGGTCTAACATAATAGTTTGTCCTCTTAGAGTAGTAGTCCAATTATTATTATCAAAAGAATGGTTAATAGAAAATATAGCAAATGCTACTCTACCTTTATATTTCTTAGGTAAACGATTATCAGGTACCTTAAAAGCATTGTAAGGCAATATACCTGAAATGCCATCTAAGGTTATGTTATACTCTAATGGAAGTAGGATCCCACCAGGAAATGAAGATTTAGATAATTTACGTTGTTTATTTTGTAAATCTGAGTATAGTGTTGTTAAGTTAGAAATTGTTGAGGATGATAATGATT